CCTACGTGACCACTCCGGCGGTGGCCGCGCTGCTCGCGCAGCGGGCGCGGTTCTCCAACACCGACACGCCGCTGTGGAAGGGGAACATCCTGCAGGCCGACGACGTGTGCGGCTTCCGGGGGTACTCGACGAACCAGATCGCACCGGGAAACCTCTTCTTCGGAGACTTCTCCCAGGTGTTTCTTGCCGAGTGGGGGGTGCTCGAGCTGGTGGTGGATCCGTACACCCAGAGCAAGTCGGGAATCATCCAGGTGACGGCGTTCCAGAGCGTGGACGTGGGGGTGCGCTACCCGGGAGCGTTCTCGCTGGCCACGTCCGTGACCTGATCCATGGTGCTGACAACCCGAGGGGGCCGGGCGCTTCTGCCCGGCCCTTTCCTCGAAAACGAGGGAGGAAGAATGAAGACGATCGTCGTCACGTACAAGGGGGTCGTGGTGAAGGATCCCCATCGGGGGATCGGGAAGCGGTGCGCTCCGGGAGACGTGGTCGAGGTCAGCGACGACGACGCCACGGTGCTGGTGGGCATGGGCAGGGCGAAGCTGTACCAACCGGCCAAGGAGCCCGGCAAGGAGCCGTCGAAGGGAAACGTGGAGAAAGAGCCTGCGATCGAGATGAAGAAGGAACCGCAAAGCGCTTCGGCGCGAACCGAGAGGAAGAAGGAGTAGGCCCGCGCGATGATCGACTTTGCCGCAATCTACGCGGATCTGTTCGACGGGACGTTCGACGAGGAGGGCATTTTCTCGCCCTCGGGAGGATCCCCAAGACCCATTCGGGTGATCTTCGACAACGAGTACCAGGCGGCGCAGTTTGCACAAGCAGACGCGGAGTTCGAATCCTCCGGGCCCCGCGCCACCTGCCGGGAGTCCGAGGTGGCCGAAGTCGCCCACGGAGACACGCTCACGCTGCGGGGTACCACCTACACCGTGACCGAGGTCCATCCGGACGGGACGGGGCTCGTGGTCCTGATCCTTTCCAAGGACGCATGAGATGGCGGACAAGCGGCAAGCCATCGTGGACGCCATCCGGGGACGTTTGGCGACGATTCTTTCGCGCAACGGCTACAACACCGACATCGGCGGCCATGTCTTCGAGTGGAAGGTGACCGCCTTCGCGGATGCCGATTTCCCCGCGGTGGCTTTTCGAGATACGGACCCCACGATCCGGGAATTGACCGGCGGGATGCAGGAGGTGTCGCTCCCGGTCGAGTTCATCGTCGGGATCGCCTCGGGCGCCTCGACGATGCAGGTCATACGCGCGGCGATCGAGGACGTGCTTGCCGCCATCAACCAGGACTGGACGTGGGGCGGGCTGGCCTGGGACACCTCGATCGACACCATCGAGACGTTCGCCGAACAGGAGGGGAGGTTGGCGGGGCTGGCGAAGATCGGCACCACCGTCAAATTCGAGCAGCAGCGACCGGTTCATCTGTAAAGACGAAGGAACGCCGCGGCGGCGGTTCAAGGAGGAATAGACATGCTCAAGTCCATGGCGCTGCTTCTGGCCAAGCGCGAGACCGACTACGGAGTGGACGCGATCCCTGCCGCCGCGCAGGACGCGATTTTAACCGAGCTGCCCGAGTTCGAGGTGATGGGGAAGAAGCTCGAGCTTGCGGATGTGAAGAGCTTCTTCGGCGGGCGGTCGGTGGTGAACGTGGGGACGGGCCTCAAGGTGTCGTTCACCACGGCGATCCGGGGATGCGGTTCCACGCCGTCGACGCCTCCCAACATCGGGGTGCTGTTTCGAGGATGCAACTTCGACGAGACGATCGATTCCACTCCGGGAACGGAAAGCGTGACCTACACTCCCAATTCCAGGACCGACGACGCCGACTCGCTGACTCTCTACTTCTGGCAGCACCACATCCTCCACAAGATGCTCGGCTGCCGGGGATCGGGACCTTCGGTGGAAGCAAAGGCCTCCGAGTACGGGAAGGCGAAGTGGGAGTTCCAGGGGATCTACGCGGGCCCTGTGGACGACACGATTGATGTAGGCACCTTTCCCACGGCGATTCCGCTGGTGTTTAAAAGCGCGCAGGTAACGATCGACTCCTACGCGGCGGTAATCGAGAGTCTGAAGCTCGATGTGAAAAACGAACTCGCCGCAAGGCCCGATGCCAACTCCCCCACGGGGATACTGTCGTACTTCATCAAGGAGCGATCCGTCACCGGCGAGATCGATCCCGAAGCGGTCGCCTTGGCGACCAAGAACTTCTGGAACGTGTGGGAGACGTCGCAGGCTGTGGCGCTATCCGCCACCATCGGGCAGTCCGTGGGGAACCGGTGCAGGATCACCTGCCCCGCCGTGCAGCTGGACATCCCGAAGTACGCCGACCGGGACAACCGGCTGACCTTCTCGTTGCCGCTGCTCATCAACCCAAGTGCCGCCGGCAACGACGAGATCGAGTTCAAGTTCGACTAAAAGGAGGAATCGATGTTCGACCTGTCGTGCGAGAAGAACCGCTTCCCCGTGGCCGCCAAGAACCACAAGGGGGAGGACATCACGTTCGATCTTTTCTACCGGCGGCCGACCACGGAGGAGATCATCGCCTACAACAAGGGACTCTTCGTCAAGAAGAACGGCAAGGTCCACAACAACGTGGTCCCCACGCGGATCGAGATGGGGCTTCGCATCCTGACCGGCATCCAGGACGGCGTGTTCTTCTTCAACGGCAAGCCGATCTCCTCCGACCCGGCCTCGCCCGACTTCTACCCGGACTGGAAGACCCTTCTCAAAGGCGCCCTCTCGGGGACGGTGGCCAACTTCGCCTTCCGGGTTTTCGAGGCGGTCTCCGAGGCATCCGTCGACCAGGAGGAGCTTCTTGCCACCGAGGAGGGCGAAGACGCGCTCCCTTTGGGGAGGAACTGAAGGCCTGGACCTCCCGATGCCCGGGCACGCCGCAGCAGGTCGCGGAGTGCGCGAAGAACTTCCCGCCGGGCACGGACGTGGGCGAGTCGATCTGCCCATCTTGCGAGAAGCGAAACGGGAACAGCACGCCGTCGGAGTGGCTTACCCACATCTGGTACCTGTTTCTCCTCCAGCGGGGCGGCTACCCGTTCGAAAAGAACGACCTGTCGGTGGAGGAGTGGATCGACCTCGGAATCGTGCGAGAGCATTTTGAGGCGATGAAGGCGGGCTATGGCTGACGAGAACCGCATCCACATCGAGATCACGGGCGACCCGTCCGGGGCGGTCGCCGCCACCGGGGCGGTGGACCGGGCGACGCAGCAGCTCTCCGAAGGGACGAAGTCCGCCCTGTCGGGCTTGAAGGGGTACTACGACTCCTTCAAGCGGAACTGGCTGGAGATCACGGCGGGAATCACGGCCGCGTGGCTGGCTCTGCAGAAGATGTGGGACTTCATGGAGCGTGCCGCCAAGATCGACGAGTCCCTGGCGGCGCTCGACGCGCTCACCCGGCAGTACGGGATGACCGCCCGGGATCTTACCTCGCAGATCGGAGTGGCCTCCCACGGTCTGATCGGCATGGGGGATGCCGCGCGCATCGCCGGCGACGCCCTCATGAAGGGCTTGCGCCCGGAGCAAATCACCCAGATGGCGTCGTGGGCGGTGACCCTCGAACACATCAAGGGTGGGGCGATGTCCGCCTCGGAAGGATTTCAGCTTCTCTCCGAATCGATCGCTACGGGCCGGGAGCGCGGGTTGAAGGCGCTCGTCGGGATCGTGGATCTCGAATCGAAGTATGGAGACCTCGCCTCCCGGATGACGCAGGCGGAAAAGGCCCAGGCGATGTATACGATCGTCGCCGAGAAGATGACGGCCGTCCAGAAGACCTTGGGCGACGAGGCGCTCTCGTCGGCCGACCGGCTTACGCGCTTTTCCAACTCGATCAACGTTCTCAAGTACTACCTGGGGGAGGTTTTGCTCCTTGTCGGGCAGCCGTTAATCGGCGTGTTCCAGGTGGCGATGACCTTGGGGTACGGATTGGCCGGTGCGATCGCCGCCGTCGTCCAGAACCTTGCCCGGATGACCGACTTCCTCCATATCACGCAAGGGGCCACCGAACGATGGGGGCAGCGCTCGGACGAGATGTTTTCCAACGCGGCCAATGCTGCGATCGAAGCCAAGGAAAACATCGCATCAATCGTCTCTACCGTCCATGACCTTGGGAAAGGCGCACCTCTTGCCGCCGCGGGGATAGGACAGATATCCGCCGAGGTCCAGAAGCTGAACCGCCAGATCAAGGATCTGACTGCGAAGAACACGGAAACCGATCTGGAAGCGATCCGCCGGCAGGCGGCGGAATACGAGCGGCAGGGGGCTTCGAAGGTCATCGTCGCAAAGTGGGTGGCTTCCGAGATCGCCAAGATCGACCGGGAGGTCGCATCCGCAGCAAGGGATGCCGCGGAAAAACGGGCGACCTCCGACATCCAGGCGGCGCAGAAGGTCATGGAGTTGCGCCACAAGATGGGCGAGGTCTCCGAGCTCGATGCAATCAAAGCCCAGTACGACGCGCAAGGAAAGATCCTCGAAGCCCAGCGGGACAAGCTGTCCCTGGATCTCCTCTCCGAGCGCAACACGGTGAAGCAGGCGGGCCTGTGGAACCAGATTGCCGCGATCAATCACCAGATCAACCTGCTCGAAGAGGAGAGGGCGACAGCCATCCAGGCGAAGGAGATCGAAAACGCCCGAGAACTCGCGAAAGTCAAGCTCGACGAGTCGATCCGGAACAAGGAGCAAGAGAACGCGATCCTTGAGTCGATGGACAGCCAGGCCCTCAAAATGGGGCTTGCAACTCACGCCGAGGTGACACGCGCCAGGTACGACCGGGAGAGGGAGATCTTGCGCCTGCGGATGGAGCAGGAGCTGGCGCTCTCCCAGGTTGCCGGGATCTCGGCCGCGGAGCGCTTAAAGCACGAGGAGGAGTACGCCCGGATCGAGCAGACGCTCTTCGATACCCGCCGAAAAGAGACCGACGATCTGAACAACACGCTCATCGAGCAGGAAACGATCCTGCGCAATCTCGCCCGGGAGCGGGCGGATGCCGAGCGGCAGCATACGCAGGAGCGGATGGCGGCCATGATGTCCGGCTTGCAGGGCTTGGCCGGTGCCGCAGGAGAGGGATTTGCTGGCCTTGCCGCAGGCATCGGGCAGCTGGGCGAGTTTGCCGCCGGGGTCGATCCGTACACGGAGCAGCTTGCGCAGCTTGATTCCTACCACCAGCAGAAGCTGGAAAAGATCCGCCTGCAGGCCCAGGCCGAGCTCGAGGCCAAGGCCGCCGCCGGTGCCACCGAGGACGAGCTCTTCTCCGCCCGCCAGCAGTGGCAGGCGGAGATGCTCGCCGCCTATCGCCAGTGGGATGCCGAGAACGCCCAGGTAACCGAGCAGCAGAAGATCGCGATCGCCAAGACGGCGATGGGCACGATGGGGTCGATCGCCGAGTCGATCTACAACCTCACGGGGCAGAAGAACAAGGCGGCGTTTGCCGCGATGAAGGCGTTCCGGGTCGCGGAAACGATCATCGACACGTACAAAGCCGCGCAGGGGGCGTATGCGGCGTTGGCCGGCATCCCGATTGTCGGTCCCGCGTTGGGCGCGGCGGCTGCGGCGGCGGCGATTCTGTCCGGCATGGCCCGCGTCCGGCAGATTCAGTCGATGCAGCCCGGGGGCGGAGCGCTATCCACCGCGGTCGGGGGAAGTACGCCGGCGATTCCGTCGGCTCCAACGGCACCGCCTGGGGGTGCGACGGGGAAGGAAGGAGAGCAGGCGAAGACCTTCTCCCCGTCGGTCAACATCACGATTTTGGGAAACGTCGTGGACCACGACAAATTCGCGAGGGAGCTGGTGCCCTCGATCACGAAGGCGATCGCGGACGGCGTGAGGTAGGGCGATGCCCGGCTCGATCCTCCTGTACGACAACCGCTTTCTGGACGGCGCTCCAACGGCCGGTTCCACGGACGCCGGCGCCGAATTCGACCCGCTGAACGTGCGCGACCTTCGCACCTATACGCACTGGAGGGCGTCCTCCAGCGCGCCTGACGCGCTCACCGTGGACTGCGGATCGCCCAAAGGCGCGGATACGCTCGTGATCGTCAGGCACAACCTCGGCACGGTCTCCTCGCAGGTGTCGGTGGAAAGCTCCGACGACGGATCGGCTTGGACGTCGCGTCAGTCGGCGTTCGTACCCGTAAGCGACAAGTTGATCGTCAAGCGGTGGGTGACCGCGCAGGCGCGGTACTGGCGGATCTCGTTCAACGCGCAGGCAGCGCCGGTGCAACTCGCCGTGGCCATGATCGGCAGGGCGATCGAGTTTCCCCGCTATCCCGATGCGCCGTTTGCGATCCGGTCGGTGAAACAGGAGATGGACCAGATCACGAGCAAGACCGGGCAGCTGATCGGAGCGGTCTCCCGGTTCAAGACCGAGGATGTATCTGCCACCTGGACCACGGTCAGGGCGGATTTTGTGGACGGCGAGTTGTGGCCCTTCTACCGGGACCACGCGTCGATCGGCAACCCGTTCCTGTGGTCGTGGAATCCGCAAGATCGTCCGGAAGACGCGATGTTTGTCCGGCTGAAACAGGGATTCACATTCTCTCCGACGAAAACCTTGCTTGCCTACTACGACCGGGTCTCCCTCGACATGGAGGGGGTGCTCGAATAACACAAAGGACAAAGGAGGAAGGAAGCAATGCCGTACACCAATGCCGGAAAGAACCTGATGCTGGACGCGCTTCGCGGGATCAACCCGTCGGTCGCTCTGGCCTACGCGTCGCTGCACACGGCGTTACCGGGGGAATCGGGCGCGAGCGAAGTGACGGGGGGCTCCCCGGCCTACGCGCGCAAACCCATCACGATGGGGGCGGCCGCTTCCGGATCGATGGCGGCGACCAATCAGCCGGTGTTCGACGTGCCCGGCGGAGTGACGATCACCCACGTGGGGTTCTGGTCGGCGGTCTCCGGCGGGACGTTCCTCGGCTACGCCGACGTGACCGACGAGTCGTTCGCCGGGCAGGGGACGTACACGCTGACCTCCGCCACGCTCGATCTGAACGCCTGATTATCCTTGAACCCGACGCTTGCCGAAGCCCAACTGACGGGAGGGGTGCATGTCGTACCGGATCTACGACGCGGCGCAGTTCGCAAATCGCATCGGCAACAACGAGGAAGTCGTCTACGCGGACATCCAGGGGAATCCGGGGACGGACCTCCCCGGGATCCTCTTGCGGACGTCGAAGGCGCGGCAACTCGTCGAGGAACTGATCGCCGTTTTCCAGGAGCGGCGGTTGATCGTCGCCGCGTATGACACCTCCGGAGCCCCCTTCTACTGGACCGCAGGGGCGTTCGAGACGGCGATCTGGTCGAAGCGCTCCGATGCCCGGACGTGGCTTGCGGCGAACAACGGCAAGACCGTCGCGCAGATGGCGGCATCGCTGGGGGTCCACGAGGCGATCGCATGCGCTCTGGCGGAAGGGCTTCGCGCCGAAGGCAAAGCCCATCTGGTGGCGGTGTAGCCGATGCCGCAATATCTCCGCCCGAACGCCGACATCTCGGCCGGTTCGTGGACGACGACCCCGCTCTGGCAGAAACTGGACGAGGCCACGCCGGACGACGCGACGACGCAGATTCAATCCGCGAAGAACCCTTCCGCGGATACGTTCGAGGTCGGGCTTACCGCGCCGGGGGACACGCCAGGGAACCGCCAGAATCATAACGTCCTGGTCCGTATGAACTCGGGCGGGAAGGCCGGCTATACCGCGGCCATCACCCTTTTGCAGGGCACGACCGTTATCCAATCGTTCTCCGGGCAGGCAATCCCCGCGGCCTACGGAACGATCACCTGCAACGTGACGGAGGCGAACGCCCAGAACATCACCGATTACTCGCAACTCCGGGTTCGCGTCGCGGCGAGTGGGGGGAACAACGGGAGAGCCTTTGCAACGTGGATCGAGGTGCAGGTTCCCGATGCGCCGATCCAGAAAAGCGGAACCGCATCAATCAACGGGACGACGCACGTTCTCGGGATCGTGAAGAAGGGCGCGATCATTCTCGCGGCGATCTCTGCCGTTGCAGCGATCACGGCGTTTGGGAGCAAGTCGTATCCGGCGATTCTGCACGGCGGCGGAACGATATCCGTTGAAGGAGAAAAGAACGTTCGAGGTCCCGCGAGTATATCCGGTGGTTGGTCTGAATCCCAAGTTGTCAGCGGGAAAAAAGGAACGTCGAATACTCTCTACGTCATTACCGGAGCGGATGTGTTCGATCAGCCGTCCGGAAGTTACCTCGGCGATGATCCCGAGTGGTCGGACGGTGGAGGCTTCAAGGTAAAGGATGGGGGCGCATACTGCGAGATCCAGACAACCGGCGAAAACCTATTTCTCGGTGGTATAGTTCCGCCCGCCAACGAGTTCGTTCAAGCGGTAATTGTCGGGGAAGGCGATAACGCCTTCGTCGGTCTGACGCTCCGGAATGGGCATTACAAGGTCTGGTTCCGTATTGGGTTCGGTGATGTCGTCGCGTGGCGCGACGATCGCATGCTCGGTCAATTCAGTTACCCCGTTCATATCGGCGATACGGTTCGTGTTGAGGCGAAGGGGTCGATCTTTCAGGCGATTGTAAACGACATCGTCGTTTCTACGTTTGAGGATGCCACCTACCCTTCACCCGGGCGCGGAGGGATTCTTGGCCTGGGTCCGTCGAGCGGGGTCAAAGGGGTTCCTCCCCAACTCGATGACTTCATCTTCGGATACAACTACGGGTTCACGATTCGCGGTGGCGGCAATATCTTCGTTTGGTCGGAAGATCATTACGGCGATGCGGCGATCGGCACGACCGGCACGGTCGCGGTGGCCGGGAAGAAGGGAGGTCTTTATCGGGGGATTCCTTATCCCGCGTTGCGATTCGATGGTGTTACCGGTACCTATGCGGATGTATTCCCGAGAGATGACGCGCTCGGACTGTCGTTTCCATACGCCGTGGAGGTGTGGGCCAGATATCGTGGTTCGGTTCCAGGCACCGTTTATACGATCCTCGGTCTCGCGTCGGATCAATTCCCGTCCTTCTCGCCTTTGCGTGATTTTGTCGCGGCCAGGCAGTTTTCGGCGTCGTATTGGTATGCCGAATTCCCTGAAGGCCAGTGGATGACGAGCGGTCAATACGCCTGGCCGGAAACGTGGACGCACGTCGTATTTTACTTGCCGCAACCGAACCGGATCGAATTTTACATCAACGGCCAATTCAACTTCGGATTTACGTGGGGCAGTGGAGCCTCCCCGTTTACTCCGGGCCGGATGACGATCGGATCTCGATCCGGCGGCGCGCTCGGCCAGAATGCGTGGCACGGCGACATTGCTCAGTTACGTGTCTACAAAGAAGCGCTCGACGCGAGCAAGATCGCCGCGCTCTTTAACGACGGAAAGGGAATCCTTGGTACACCGTCTTTCGTATCTCCGGTTGTCGAGTTCCTCCTGCAGGAAGAGGGAAGCACGAGGATCTATTCTCCGCATACGGGCCATTATGCCGATCTGCACGGCGGTATTACGTGGACGACGGGCGTGTTGTCTACGCCGTTTTCCTCGGGCAACGGAACCGTCTCGGCGCAAGGGCAGAAGGGAGGAGACGGGCAGATATCGGTTGGCAGCGGAGGGGTCCTCCTTGCGACGACGGCGAAAAACGCGCTTGTACCCGCTGCGGTTCCTGGCGGCGGGGCGATCCACGCATCGGCTCGGGAGGAGGTGTATCGGGTCGGTGTCCTGTCTGGCGGCGGAGCGATCGTTCTTGCGGCCTACAAGGGGGCAAGGGGATCTGCGCGCGTAATCGGCAACGGCACCGTCCTGCCGACAGTCAGGAGGGACGCCCTCGGGCAGCCGGTAATATCCGGCGGCGGTTCCCTCGCTGTCGAACGGTACGTCTCGCAAACCGTCTCCTACGTGTGGGCGCATATCCGCGGCGGGGGTGAGATCACCGCGACTTCCTACTCGACACGAGGTGGCGCGGCGCGCATATCCTCCCTCGGACGAATTGCCGTACGGTGGGCCCGCTCATGGCCCTTCTTCCCGGCTAGTCCTCCGGGGGGGGACGACGCGACCGCGCTGATCGTAAAGATCCATCTTTCCTGCTGCGGACAAATATTCGGCGTCGGGGAGTGTCTGGCCACAGGCACCCCTTGCTACAACACCTGGCGGACCTGCCGATACCTCCCCGCGTATCAGGACGTGGGCAAGGAGTACCGGTTCTGCTCGGCGGACATGCCGCAGGTCGCACCCGACGCGCGGCCCTATGTGCTGGGTGTCAAGTGGATGCCGACGGAGATCGCGACCAACCTGACCGTCAGCGCCCGGGTGACGGTCGATATGATCGACGAGCCGGACGAAGACGTAGGGCTCGACCCGTACTGGACGCAGAGGGCCTCTCATCCCGGGACGTTCTGGAAGAAACTGCTCGCCCGGAACGCGAACTATCGCGGCAGGACCATCGAGATCTACGAAGGCAAAGCGACCGCTCCGCAGAGCACCTACGTCCTGCGGTGGATCGGCCGGCTGAGCAATATCACCCTGTCCGGCGGGAAAGTCGCCATTGAATCGACTGATCTCCTGAAGGATCTGACCAAGATCGAAGTGCCGCCGAAGACCAACTCGAAACTCGCAGCGGCGGTGGCAGCAGGATACACGCAGGGGATCCTCCTGAGCCAGGACGTGGACCGGTACCCGCCCAGCGGATACGTCCGCATCGACGACGAGATCATCCGGTACGAGTCGAAAGACGACGTGACGAAGCAGCTGTCCACGCTGACCCGCGGGCAGTTCGGAACGGTTGACGCGAATCACGAAGCGAACACGAAAGCCCAGCCCGTCCGGTACTTCGAGCCGAAATCCGGGTTCGATCATCTGCTGGATATGCTGCTGCTCGATGCCGGCATGGCCCCGGAAAACGTCGATGCGGAGTCGTTTGCCTACTGGAAGGCGTGGCCGGCAGAGGATATCCCGTTCACCGCGGTGATCTCCGAGCCGACGAAGCTCTCGGATCTGTTCTTCGAGGTCGTCGATCTCTTGGATTGCAAGGTGTGGGTTGCGGAGAACCTGAAAGTGACCATCCGCAGGAACATCCAGAACCAGCCCGGGCGGGCGTATCACCCGGTGACGGACGACTCGGAGATCGCGGAACGGTCGGGCGCGGTCGACTGGAACGAGGCGTCCCGGATCACAAGGATCTCCTGCTTCTGGAACAAGGACCCGCTGGGCAAGAAAGACGACTACTCGGCGTTCCGCCGGCTCGATATATCGGTCGATCCGGACGCGGAAGCCAATTACGACGGAGTAATCGAGAAGGTCGTCTTGTGCCGGTGGGTCGATCCGACGGTCGGGGAGGAAGGGAAGATCGAACGGTACATCCGCAACCTGGGGCTTCGCAGGATCACTCGCCAGCGGGACGCGCAGCCGCTGGTCACCGTCGATCTGCCGCCGAAGGATTCGGGCGTTCTCACCGGGGACTTTGTGGTCCTGACCACGGACGAACTCCTCGATCAAAACGGAGCAGCCATCAGCCGGCATCGGTACCAGGTCGTGAAGCGCGAGAGGAAGGGGACGAAGTTCGCCGTGAAACTGCTGCAGATGGCACGGAGAAGGGTTTGCATCATCTCCCCTGCGGGGATTCCTGATTACAAGGACGCGACGGAGGCGCAGAAGGAGTACGGGTTCGTATCGGACGGCACGGGGAAGATGTCGGACGGGGCCGATGGGTATTTTCTCTGGTAGATGGAGGGGAGACGATGGCGTTCCTTGCGCTGACGGATCAGGAGATCGCCCCGGACAAGGCGGTCACGACGGATTTACTGAAGAAGGTGAAGGATAACTTCGACGACCACGAAGCGCGGATCGGCGCGGGGGGAGGCGGGTCCGGCGGCGGGATCGGCGTCGTTCTCAACGGCTCCTTCGAGACGGACTCCGATGCGGACGGCGTCCCTGACAACTGGACGCGATCCCTGTACCCGGGCGGATCGAGCGCGATCGACACGACCGACACCATCCACGGGAAGAAGGCGTGGCGGTTCGTTCATCCGGGAGGCGTGGGAGCGGGAGGGGGCTACCTCGAATCCGACTACATCAGCGTGTCGCATCTTCACTTCCCGGATCTTCCGCTGTCGTACAAATGTTCGGTTGCAGGGATCAAGGTCGCCGTCGTCTGCCGGTACTACGCGGCGGACGCCGGGGGCAACCCCGGGACGTTCCTCGGGGAGCGAGTGCTCTGGTCGAGCGTTGCGAATCCGCGCAGATGGACGGGCGTGACGCTGACGAACATACCGATCGTCTACTCGAACACGAGGTACGTCAAATACCGACTGATCGGCGGAGAGAACACCGTGAACGTGGCCGGGGCTGTGAACTTCGATGCGGTCGGGATCTCCTACTACCCCAAGCGCCAGCCGCTGACGGACGCGATCAACCAGGCGGAGATCAACGGGGGAATGACCTCCGGGTGGGAGTTCATCGGATCGACGTGGACGGCGACGATTCCTTCCAGCACTGCGCTGCGATGGCTCGCGGTCCAGATGGAAGGGAAGGCGAAGTGGTTCGATTATGGGGATCTGGGGACGGCGGCGGAGTTGACGCGGTTCCGCGCGGTGCTGAACTGGCAGGGGAACAACTACGCCTACGGCGTCCCGTTCGAGGTAAACCAGTTTGCATCGTTCCAGAGGGGATATTCCTACGTGGACATCACGGACGTGCCTGTCGGGGCGGTCAGCCTGCGGTTTCAAAGTCAATGCGCCACGAGCTACTGGGGATACTATCCCCGGTTGCGGAGCCAGAACCTCATCCACTACTTCGGCACGGGGTCGATCGTCGTGGATTGCGCAACGGGGATCGTGACGGAGAATTACGGGTAAAGCCTGGAATCCGCCATCCCGTTCCCCGCCCCGCTTCTTGCGGGGTTTTTTATTTGGAGGTGCGACCATGAACCCGCAGAACGTGATTATCCACCACAGCTTGACGAAAGACGGGACTGTCGCCGACTGGGAGGCGATCCGCCGGTACCACATCGAGACCAACGGCTGGTCCGACATCGGGTACCACTACGGGATCGAGCGTGTGGGCAACACCCTCACGCTCCAGGTGGGCCGGCCCGAGTCGCAGCCCGGAGCCCACGTGAAAGAGATGGAGATGAACTTGAAGTCCCTCGGCATCTGCGTGGTGGGCAACTTCGACCTGGCGCCGCCGGGCGTGGAGATCATGCGGTTCCTGGCGGATGTCTGCCGGCGGAAGGTCGCAGAGTACGGGATCCCGGTCAACGCCATCCTTGGGCACCGGGAGGTCGGGCTGATGGCCGGATACGACTGGAAAAAGGGGCAGTACAAGAGTTGCCCGGGCAGGCACTTCAACATGGACATCCTCCGGGCGATGGTTTCCGGAGAACTGAACGTTGCATGAGAGGACTGTGCTTTGCGGGATTCGATGCGTGGGATCCGCCTTTCCCGCGGGAGCAGGTCTGCGCGATCTGCAAAGAACGATTCGGGAGGTGCGTCGATGGCAAGCATTCTGTCGCTGGTGATCCCGGCGCTGATTCCGGCGCTGGCGGACGGAATTCGGGGGGTGTTCGGCAAGCTCACGGGGGGCGCGGGGGCCAAGCCGCAGAACGTGGAGGAGCAGATCAAGCTGATGGCCGCGGAGAACGAGCGGCTGAAAGCCTTGGCCGAGTTGGATAAGCCCTCGGAGAACATCTCGCTGTGGGTGGCGGATCTGCGGGCGTCGTTCCGCTACGTCGCGGGCGGATTGATCATCCTTGGGGCGGTCTCCACGCTGTATGCGCCTGTTGACCAGGACGTCCGTGAAGCGGTGTGGAGTCTTGCCGGAAGCGTGTTCGCGTTCCTGTTCGGTGATCGGATGTACCTGAAGTTCAAACGGTAGGGGAGGCCGCCATGGAGCAGTCGATCTCGGTGATGGTGACCGGGGCGATCATCGCGGGGGGTGTGGCGGGGCTGGTGTCGGTGGGTGGAGCGATCGCCACGGTCTCCTTCCTGCGGCAGTCGTTTACGGAGTTCAAGGCGGAGACGGCTTCCGCCTTCCGCGAGCTGTGGAAGAAGGAGGGGGAGCAGGACGCGCGCCTGAACACCGTCGAGCGGAAGCATGAGGGGCTGGAGAGGGAGCACAACGTTCTTACCCGTGAGCACCGGGTCCATCATGGAACAGAAATGCCATGAACTTATGTCTCGACGGAAGGGCCAATTACCTGACTCCAAACTGGAAGAGTCCAAATGAATGGGAGGATAGGGCATTAAACCCTCGCGTATTTGCCGATACATAGCTGTGAGGCGATCGACATTGACATATGCCGTAAAGCTCTGTATAGTGTATCGCCGCCTTGCATCTAAGCGGAACAGTGGCAACCTCAAGTACAAATTACATTACGCGGACCTGCGGAAAGGGGGAGACGTCGTGAGTACCCCGTCCGAAAGAGGCGCAGAAGTTCGTCCCGAAGTGCTGGAGTTGAAACGCATGAAGGATGAGATGGCAGGGCGGGACGTCGATTTCTTCCGTTTAATTTGCGAGGCAGCGGATATCGCTGCGGAGGCGGCCGAACTGGCTGTGTCAACCCAAGCGGTAGGAGTCAGAACTGTGACCCAGGCCACATCCGCCACCGAGGAGACGGGGATCTCGGGGGCACCGTGATGGTGAAACGCCCACACGATATCACATGGGAATCGATCAAGGAAGAACTAAACGTTTGCAGACACCAGAACGGCAACATTGATTTTGATAAGTACCGCCGCGACAGATTGGCTTATGTTGAGCAGCACACCGGGATTCCCCTCATTGTCTATGCAACCGATTATCTTGATGCCCAGAAAGTAAGGGTGTGCCAAGGCCAAGTAGATATAGACCTTACGGATATTCAAGGATTCGCGGAGGTAACAAAGGGTCTTCCGGATGGCCCGCTTGACGTTTTGATCCACAGTCCAGGAGGATCCGCTGAGGCGGCCGAGTCAATCGTTCAAGTTCTGAGGAGCCGTTTCAATCCTATCCGTTTCATCATCCCCGTTGCAGCAAAGAGTGCCGCGACCATGATCGCATTATCGGGGAATAAAATATTGATGCCCGGGAGTGCAGAGCTCGGTCCAATAGACCCGCAATTCAGGCTATCGGATGGCGCAGGCGGTATGGTCATGGTGCCAGCTCAAGCGTTAATCGATCAATTCAACCAGGCCAGAGCAGAGATTTCGCAAAATCCGTCGCTCGCGCCCGCCTGGGCTCCAGTTCTACATCGCTATGGCGTCGGATTGTATCAGATGTCGCTCAATGCAATTCAACTGTCGAAGGACCTCGTGAGGAAGTGGCTCGAAATTTACATGTTCGCTGGCACACCCAACCCCGGGAACATGGCGCAACAGGTGGTTGATTACCTCGGCGATCACAACCAATTCAAATCCCATGGCAGGCGCGTTAGCCTCGCTGATCTGCAAGGAAAGGGCATAGACGCTCACGATATCCGTACCTATGATCCGGTTCTATGGCAGAGGATAGAATGTGCGTGGTATGCGATCCAGCACACCTTTGAGGGCACAGGGCTGTTTAAGCTTTTTGAGAATTCACGCAGGAAGTGCTTGGCTCGCGTTGTTCAGGTCATTGCTCAGCCAGTTGTTATGGCGAAGCCGCCCGCTGGCATCCCCTCGGCTATCCCCGCAGGGCCACACTAATTATTGAAGCCTCACGTCATCCTCGAAGAGCAATGCAACGAGGCTCATCTACTTTGGGATCGTTAACGAAGAGACCCACCGGATAAGCCTCCATTTCCTCGGCCGGGTAAGAATGGAGGATGGATGACAGACGACCTCGGTCTTGGATCTCCGCATTCAGCCAGAGATCGTAGGCTGCGGGGGGTAAGATCACCGGCATCCGATCATGGAGCTGTGCTACCAGGTCGTTCGCGTCCGTTGTGATCAGGGTGCAGCTTTCCACCGGTGAACCGTCTGGCCCCTTCCATAGGTCCCACAGTCCGGCGAAGGCGAAGAGGTGGCCGTCCTTTCCGCGGATGTAATAAGGCTGCTTCCTCCGTTCACCCTTCTTCCACTCGTAAAATCCGCTCGCAGGGATCAGGCAGCGTCGCTGCCGAAAAGCGTCCCGGAAGGCCAGTTTCTCGGCTACCGTCTCCGCACGGGCGTTGATCATCCGGTTGCCGATCGAAGAGTCCTGGGCCCAGTGTGGAATAAGGCCCCAGCGCAGCCAGGCGAACTCCCTCTTCCCGTTTTCCGGAAAGACACGCACTGCAAGAGTCGGCTGGGAAGGGGCGATATTGTAGCGGGGCGCGAGATCAAACGAGATTGGAACCCCGAATTCCTTGGACAGGATCGACACAGAATCGAAGAGCGTGAACCGTCCGCACATGGCAGCGATCCTCTGCTGATATTTTACAGCCCAGTTTCCGCGCTGTCTGCACCGCTTTCCTCCGCCTGGAAATTCCCCATGTCAGTGTCAGAAAGAACTTGATTGATGGCGGACAGCGAGCCCTCATGTGTCCCGAAAGGAGGTGATCCGCATGAAGCAGCCGGACAGTGTGGAACTGAACCGCACAGACCTGGACATGTGGCTAAGCCGTCTGGCGTGCCGGCTCCGCAACGACGGGCTGGCCCTCGTTGGCCGGGCCAGCCTGGAGTCCTCGCCGGGGCAGCAGCACTACGAGGATCTCACCGAAGTCTGGAACTCGCTGGAGCGGACAGCCTCGCTGCTGGAAGCCGTCCAAGGCCGGCTGTGCGAGGGCTGTCGAATACTGGATGTTTCGGAATGCGTGACCTTTGGCACGGTGCCGGAGGCGCGTGCCAGTTCACCCAAGAAAGGAGGCAAGAGCGATGAGCAAGAAGAAGGGAAAGGCCGGAAAGCAGGCCGCCGCGGGAAGGGCCACCGCTGCTGAGGCCAAGAAGCCGGATGCGGCCGAGGCGAAAAAGGCCAAGGCGCCGAAGGCCGAGCGGCCCTCGGTCGACGTGGAGGCCCTCCGCAGGCCCGTGGAGGACGCCAAGGCCCGCCTGGACAAGGCGCAGGCCGAGGCCAGGGCGCTCGCCGACAAGGCGCGGGGCTTGGTCGCGGAGGCAAAGGGCGCCTACCGGGCCGCGCTGGCTCCCTACCGGGAGGCCTGCCACGGGGCCGGCGTCGAGTGCGAGTACGAGGGTGGCCGGAGCGCGAACGTCTCCGAGAAAGTCACCTTCCTCGTGGAGAAGACCGACAAGGGCGTGCGCGTGATGGTCAAGGGCCAGCCCAAGACCGAGGAGGTGATCCCCCTCGCCGCCCTCAAGGAGTCCGTGAACCGGGAGGCTTATAGGTACGCCGAGACCCACATCGGTCCCCGCGAGAAGGTCGGCAACAAGGGCGGCTCCATCTCGAACCGCCTGCGTGCCGTTCTCAACGCCTAATCCCGCCTAATCCCCCGCGCCAGGCCCGGCCGAACGCTGACCGGGCCTTTCTTCGGCAGAACGCATCAAAGCACGTCGCCCGTCCCCGTCAGTCCCCAAGGCGGGGCTTTCCTGTCCGGGGCGACCCGATCTGTTCTTGACAGACAAGCACCGGTTTGCAATGCTAGGCAATCTTCATGAGCCCTCGCGACGAGAAAGAGAAGGTGGCGCCGATGGAAAAGCTGCTGACCCTGGAGGAGGTGGCCGACTACCTCCGTTTGAGCAAGGACACGGTTTACCGGCTCGCCAATACAGGGAAAATCCCGGCCTCGAAAGTCGGGAGCCAGTGGCGCTTCCGCAGAGAGGACGTGGATCAGTGGCTCGAGAAGAACAAGAACGTCCGGCGTGATGAGGCGCCAGATGAGGAATAG